ACTGTGACCACAGCATGGGGAACACCGATAACTGCTACAATCACAGATATCCAACAAGATACCAACACCGACAGGTGGATAATTCTTGTTGCCCAAGATATTACCGCAGGATTTGATGATGGACCAAAAACAGTTTCATTTGCGGAATCGTACAAGACTTGGACATTTGGCACAGATGGTACACTAACATTACCAAAAAATAGCAGTGTAGGAGAAGTTACACCCGCTACAGGTGCCGCGGCGCATGTAATAGTAATACAAAGTGCTTCTAGTATTTTGAATACATCTTTTGCCACATTACCTCCAGCACCCATATCCAACTATGCTGTGCCTGGAACTGGTATTGTGGTCAATGTTACATGGAATACAAATGGCGAAGACTATCATGCTCCAGCATTTGTAGTGGTTGACGGTGGCACTGGTCACACAGGTGGTGGTGAATCCGGCGGCGGTGATGTACTAACTGTTCCTTATGTTGACATGGGAATATCGGGCGGTGGCAACTGGACTTGGTATGTGGTTGACATTGCCAGTGATGTTGTATTGACAGCAGGACTTGAAAGTTGGACATTTGGCGGCAATGGGGACACTGAGTTCCCTAATAATGTGTCTATTATATCAGGTGGAGCATCCTATCGTAATATCACAGGTGACAATGGTATCTCATTGAGCCAAATTGGAAATGGTAACGATGGTAGTAGCAACTTGCTATGGTACGGCGCAACCCAAAGTGCCAAGATACAACTTAACAGATATGGAGCAGGTAACTTAGCAAAAGTAATAATATCGGCTGAAGGCACTGGTGGAATCAAAACTTGGACCTTTGACGAAACTGGTACTACAACATTGCCAGGTACTGTGGTCAACAGCACAGTGGCCAAGACTGGCATTGCCTATAACACTGGAACAGCAACTGCTCTGGAAGATAGCACATATATAGGTTCTATTGTAGATGGAAGCTACGGACCATTTACTCGAGGGTTGGTCACATTCACCGTGGTAGTTACCAGTGGGGTAGCCGCATATACTGTCACTGCCACAACTGGTAATACCGCAGTAGGTGCTGTTATTGGAACATTAGATACCGGTGATCTGGGTGGAACATCTGGAAGCACCTCAAATATATCAGTTGCGGATGTTGTTCAAGGGGTTACGGCTATAGACCTAACTAAAACCATTAACAAACTCACTGATGGTTATTATTATTTGGCTGACGGTGTAGAAGGGCAGATCATGTATGTAGTGAGACAGAACGGTTCAACTGCGGCGAATATATTTGTAGAAGTTGCCAACGCACGTTGGGACGGATCTGTATATTCAGATCAACCTGTTATTCCATTCCAAATTCCTTTTACTGATATGGTCACAATAATCTTTACAGACGGTGCTTGGCAATCAAGCACATTTGGCAGTTTAACTTAAACGGAAAAAATATAAACAATGGGAATAATCTTAATCACACTCTTAATGACGCACTTGACAATGGTGTCGGTTACACTTTACCTACACCGTAGTCAAAGTCATAGAGGTGTTGAGTTTCATCCTGTACTAAGTCACGCAATGCGTTTCTGGCTATGGATGACCACCGGGATGAATACTAAACAATGGGTAGCAGTTCATCGTAAACATCATCAGTCAACTGATATAGAAGGTGATCCGCATAGCCCACATGTATTCGGTCTAAAAACTGTAATGACCAGTGGAATGAAATTGTATAATGCCGTATGTAAAGACGCTAAATTTGTCATGCAGTACGGCAAAGGCACACCTAAAGACTGGATTGAACGTAAACTATATACACCTCACCCCAAATTGGGAATATTATTAATGTTAGCAATTGATCTAGCATTATTTGGGTTTTGGGGAGTGGTAGTATGGATTATACAGATAATGTGGATTCCAGTGGTAGCAGCAGGATTAATTAACGGGTTGGGACATTGGTGGGGATATCGCAATGGTGAAACCAAAGATCATAGTCATAACATAAGCCCCATTGGTATACTAGTAGCAGGTGAGGAATTACATAATAATCATCACTTGGATCCCGCTAATCCAAAATTCAGTAAAAAATCTTGGGAATTTGATATAGGCTGGTTTTATATACGAATATTGGTATTCTTACACTTGGCAAAAATAACACATCGGTCGGTGTAATAAGTATTGCATTATTATGCAAGGTGATGTATAATGCAGCATCACTTTCTTACCTATAACCTGTGTCAACAACCATTTCCGATACCACTCTTGAGTTATGGAGAACTGGCCGTCAGATAAAACAAGTATCTGCCGGTTGGTTATCCGGTCATGCAGTATGTTGTGTCCATAATGGAGAAACTGTAGACCGATTTGGGCGTGGAGGATTCATGCCTGTCGGCAATGGTGGTATTAACTACCATTGTTTTAATTGTGGATTTATTACTGGCTATATGCCAGGACGACATTTACCATATAAGTTTAGAAAATTATTAGGATGGTTAGGTGCGGATGATAATACTATCTACCGATTAATATTCGATGCTATCCGTAATAAAGACGATAGCTTAGATATAACTCCAGTTGAAAAAACTGAAATAGTAATAAAAGCCCGCAACCTGCCTGCTCAGGCACTAAGTATTACTCAACTGCTGAATCAATATGAAGGGGAAACACCACCGACATACTTTGAACAAGCAGTAAAATATGCATATGATAGAAATATAGATTTTGCAAAATATGATTTCTATTGGACACCAGAAACTGCTTACAACTTAAATCGTAGACTTATCGTTCCTTTCTATTGGCAAAAAAATATAATTGGCTATACTGCCAGGACATTTCTTGATACAGTAAAACCAAAATATCACAATAGCTACGAACCACATTTTGTGTTTAATATTGACCAACAATTACCTACTAGTAAGTTTGTTATTGTATGTGAAGGGCCATTTGATGCAATGAGTATTGATGGTGTAGCAATATTAGGAAATGAATGTAATGAATCACAGGCTGATATTATTGATAGTTTAAGTAGAGAAGTTATTGTAGTTCCTGATCAAGATAAAGCTGGATATAAATTGATTGATGCTGCATTGGAATATAATTGGTCTGTTTCTTTTCCAGTATGGGGAGAAACTTGCAAAGATATTAATGAAGCGGTATGTAAATATGGTAAGCTATTCACACTTAAAGCTATCTTGGATGCTAAAGAAACAAATCGTTTGAAAATTGAACTTAAAAAGAAAAGGATGACATGACCAAGGATTATTCACCAGAATTGCAGAAACTCTTTTTAGAAATTATGCTCACCGATGCACAGAATTTTGTTAGGGTACAAAACATTTATAATCCAGAAAACTTTGAGCGTAGCTTAAAAGCCTGTGCAAAGTTTATGTACGACCATTCTAATCAATATAAAACATTGCCTACCGTAGAGCAAATTAAAGCTGTTACTGGAGTAGAACTCAATCCAGTTCCTGAATTGGGTGATGGACATACTGATTGGTTTCTTGAAGAGTTTGAAGGATTTACTCGGCGTAAAGAACTTGAACGAGCAATCTTAGTATCTGCTGACTTAATTGAAAAAGGTGATTATGATCCTGTAGAAAAGTTAATCAAAGATGCAGTGCAGATTAGTTTAACTAAAGATATGGGAACTGATTACTTTGATGATCCTGCAGCACGAATCAACAAATACTTTAATTCAGGTGGGCAAGTAAGTACAGGTTGGCCTCAAATGGATAAAATCTTATATGGTGGATTTAGTCGTGGAGAACTCAATATCTTTGCCGGTGGTTCAGGTTCAGGTAAGTCATTAGTAATGATGAATATTGCATTGAGTTGGTTGCAATCCGGTCTCAGTGGAGTCTATATTACACTGGAATTGAGTGAAGAACTAACTAGTTTACGAACTGATGCTATGTTAACTAGTATGGGAACAAAGGACATTCGTAAAGATATTGATAACACTGGCCTCAAAGTAAAAATGATGGGGAAGAAATCAGGTAAATATCGTGTCAAGGGATTGCCTGCTCAAAGTAATGTCAATGATATCCGTAGTTATTTGAAAGAAGTACAGATTCAGACTGGGATAAAAGTTGACTTTGTTATGGTTGACTACTTAGATTTGGTTATGCCAGTATCAGTTAAAGTTAATCCCAATGATCAGTTCATTAAGGACAAGTACGTCGCGGAAGAGTTGCGTAATTTGGCTAAGGAATTGAATGTGTTGTTAGTTACTGCATCACAGTTGAATCGTAGTGCCGTTGAAGAAATTGAATTTAATCATAGTCATATTGCAGGTGGTATTAGTAAGATCAATACTGCTGACAATGTGTTTGGTATTTTTACAAGCCGAGCAATGAAAGAGCGTGGACAATATCAAATTCAATGTTTGAAATCTCGTAGTTCTACTGGAGTAGGTTCCAAGATTGATTTAGAGTATAACATTGAAACGATGCGTATTACAGATGAGGGTGAATCTAATGATCAAGGACATTTTAGACCACCTACTGCTACTAGTGTATTGGATCAAATTAAAACATCTAGTACAGTTACAAATAATCCACCAAAAATAACAGCGCAATATGAATCAACTAAGCTACAGCAGTTGATGGGTGAATTCAAACGCACACAAATATAAATGCTGATAAATAAAACATAACGGAGTAATTTCTTGCAAAAACGCACTAAAAGTATTTTAGCTGAACTTGATACCCTAGTAACCCACCGGGACAAAGGGCATTTTGTAGAAAGCCGTGCTGCAAATGTTATACAAAGTGCTATTAATCTAATACAGTTCATCAAAGAAAATTACGAAGCTGAAGTTGCTATTGAACTTGAGCGGCGTCTTCTCAATAGCATACGAAGTCAAGATGCCTCCAAGTTTAACCGTGGGATAAGAAAAACAAATGAAAACTAATGAAATCGTAACTGAAGGTCCGATTTGGTCTGGTGTTAAAAAAGCTGCTGGGGCAACAGCTAGAGGGGTACTGAAAACTGCTTCTGCATTAGGACACGCACAATCTACTCAAGCTATTCGCTCACTGGATGCTAGTAATCAAGATGCATCTGATGCTGCAGCCGCTGCGGCTGCAGCACCCACTACAGCACCGGCGACAGCAGCTCCCACCGCAGCACCAGCAGCTCCCACCGCAGCACCAGCAGCTCCCACCGCAGCACCAGCAGCTCCCACCGCAGCACCAGCAGCTCCCACCGCAGCACCAGCAGCTCCCACCGCAGCACCAGCAGCACCCGCAGCAGCAGCAGCACCCGCAGCAGCAGCAGCACCCGCAGCAGCAGCTATATTTAAAAATCCAGAAGCCTTCAAAACCCAATGGGATGAATTTCTTGCTAGTAAGCCAAATTTCAAACTAATTACTGATCCTGATTTGTTATCTGCATTAAAGAAAATGTGGATGCAATCAGGTGGAACAAGAGCAGAGAGCAAATCATCTAATAAAAAAATGATTTCTGAGTCCAAACTAATGGAAGACTCTACCTATAGAGAATTCCGTGCAGTCGGCCGTATGATTGTAGAACGCAAAATGAGTGAGAAAGAAATTCTTGACTTATTTGCAATGATTGAAAAGGGTGCCACTGCTGGCGGAAACAATCGGACATTGATTGGGAAAGGCAAGGATGCTGTAGTTGATGTAGCTACTGCTATTTCCAAAGCTTATAATGGTGTGGCAGATAAAATATCTAAATCAGGTCCAGTTTCCGGAGCCGATGTTCTTTTTGACAAACTGACTGATAGAATTGCTGGCGCAGCAGGTGGTCAAGAAGGTGCAGTTATGACTGCCATTAAAAAGTATAGAAACTTTGCCAAAGCTCATCCAATAATGCAAGGGGCAATCTATGCAATTCTAATCGCATTAACTGGATTGAGCGGTGCTGGATTAGGTGGTGCGGCCATCCTAGGTGGTATTAAAATGGCTGACAAATTATTGCTTGGTAATAAACTAAGCAGTTCATTATGGTCAGGCTTCGTTACAGGTGCCACTGCATACGGTGTTGGTCAGGCAAAAGATGCTTTCTCAACTACAGGTGGTGGTAGTGCAGGCCCAGTAGGCACTGAACCAGACTATGTTCCAGGTGGTAGTGCAGGCCCAGCAGGCACTGAACCAGATTTTGCTGGTAGCGGACCACCAATGCATACGGTGCAATCAGGCGACACATTGAGTCAAATTGCTCAGACTAATAATACCAGTGTTGAAGAGTTGATGAAGTTGAATCCTAAAATAACTAATCCTGATGTTATTACAGCAGGACAACCAATCAAGTTGCCGGTACCAGGTAATACCTTGCCAACTTATGATAATGGTGTGGGAACTACAGCAAACACTGAACGAGGAATACAAACAGGAAGATTTACACCGAATCCTAGAATGCAAACGGCTGGATATATTAATAATAAAAATAAGTTAACTAATGAAACTATCCAGTTTAAAGCCAAAAAAATTCCAATTAAGGAAATGATTGATCCACAACAAACATTGTATTTCCGTTCATTGCAGGAATCACTAGGTAATCCTGCAACTAAAAGTTATCAATTAACATATGCTGGAATAGACCTCATCTTTGAAAATATGGTGAGGTATCAAAAATACTTAGCAGAAGCACCTAGTGCTACTGCATCTGGTCCGGACAGAACTAACATTCCAGATGAATTAAGACCAGATATGCCTGGTGCCACTGGTACTCCAGCGAAAAAGGGTTTCTTAGGAAGAGCTTGGTCTGGTATCAAAAATGCAGGTCATCAATTTACTACTAAACTGACAGCAGAAAAACTTAAAATGAATTGGCATGTAGCTGGTAAGCCTACTGATTCTGATCAGCTAAAGAGTTTCTTGGAAAAACAAGGCGCACCAACTGATGTGATTAATGATATATATACACAACTGGGACTGCAAGCCGCTGCGGCGACGGCACAACCAGCAGCACAACCAGCAGCAGCACAACCAGCAGCACAACCAGCAGCATCAGGTGGAGCACACGCAGGTAACATCTTTGCTAACCCTCAGCAATTAGCCGCGTCATTCAAAGCATTCACTGACTCAGGTGCAACCATTCCAATGCAATTTAGAGGAGTATTAGGTGATATTCTAAAGACTGCATTGCGTACAGTTGAAAACAAACAACTCAGGATGACTGCGATCATATCAGAGAGTCGTCGTATTGAGAAAGAAATGCGTAAACTTAAACAAAGGTAGTTCATGATGTATCTATACGAAGGTGGTAACGCAATACCTGACTCCAATGAGGTCAACAAAGAAGATATCGCCGGAGTAGTTGATACTGCGAAAAGAGAACTACCATCTGCGTTATTGAAAAATTTACACACTGATATCGGATCTGCTGGATATAAAGCAAAATCAGGTGACATTGATATCATGGTTGAAGCTATTGATGTAATTGAATTGTTTAAAACTACTGATGCAAAAGATCCTGTCAAAGATGCTAAGAAATTACTAGAAAAATTCTTTCAGGATAAAGGAATTCAGGCTAAAGTCAATGGTCGTAATGTTAGCATAGGCGTTAAGTATAAAGAACAAGCATCAGGTCTCAATAAATTAGCTCAGGTTGATGTTATGGTAATTCATGATGTTGGTATCGTAGCTCCATATCATCAACACGGACCTCGCGGAATGTATGCTGATCCAGAATTCAAGGGCGCACCGATGTTCATGCTTATAAACAGCATTGGTAAATTCTTAGGTCTAAAATTTGATGCTTTTGGTGCTAAGTTGATGCGAAGAGATACCGATGAAGTAGTAGCGCGAACTCGTAAAGAGGTTGCAAAGGTACTATTGAATCCAAAAGCAAAAGAAGATGATCTTAATAGTGTAAAATCAATCATGAATGCACTAAAGAATGATCCTGATAGAGAAGGTAAACTTGCTCAAGCTAGACAAGATCAGTCTAAGGGACTTATATCACTTCCTGAAGATGCTCATCCTGGTACTGCAGCTTGGTTTAGAAAATTAAGCGACATAACATGAAAGTAAAAGATATCATCCGAGAAGGTGGATGGGATACCACTATTACACAAGGAACAATCATTCGTCCAGCCGTCGTAAAGATTGCGTTGAATGTAGTTCAACAATTTGTTGATGATTTTAATAACTTCTTATCAGCTAAAAACTTAGGACCAGTTAAAATGGGAAGACCCACTGGCTCAAGTGCATATCATGAAAAAGATCAAGTAGAAAATCCAGATAAGATTTATGGTGATATAGATTTACAAATGATTGCTCCACCAGTTGAAGGTACTACTTACGGTCAATATACCGCATTCTGGAATAAACTCGCTGATGAATTTGTAAAACAAGAAACCCCTCACTATGTTGATCTAACTGAAAGCAAACCAGGTCATCCTATCTTTCAAATAGGTGATAGTAGTTATGTTCAAGTAGATTTGATGTGGCATGAACCTAAGATGAGTGCATGGGGAGCTACTAGAGTAACTCCTGAACATGGAGTCAAAGGATTGCTATCTGGTAACATGTACAGTGTATTAGGTGAACTATTAGATATGAGCATTCAACATGCAGGAGTTCAATTAAAAGTTTCTGCTGGTAAACATGTACCATTCAGTAA